GCTTCGGGCTCTACAATTGTGTTCTTGGCTCTGACAAGATCGTTGTAGTACGCTCGCTCACAGTGGTCTTGATCGAGGGTAAAGTCAATCGCTGCGTTAAGCCACTTCCAAGACTTATGTTTCTGCTTGAGTCGGTGTGATCTGCCAGAGACAGATTCGTTAGCATTAATACCAAACAAAAAAGTAACATTAACAAGCTGGCTCGTAGCATCACCTACCCTCGTTAAATAGCTGATAGTCTCTTGTAAGACTTTATCTGCACTATTCTGTGACATCAACTGCCTCTCCTTCAATTTCAGATCCTGAGTCAAAGCCGTCAGCAACAGTCGCGCTTCCGACTCCAGTGATGTTAATCTGTATTGCACTTCGTCCCGCATCTTTGATTACATCCTTTTCAAAAACACCTACTGGCAGTATACGATCCATTATTAACTTCCATGCTGCTGCCTGATTCTTGTGGTCATCATTTAGTGCAGCATTAAAAATAGCCTGAAGTACACCCTCTGATTTAGGAGAGGCTAACATACGTGCTTTATATTCGTTAATGATTGAGGCATCACCTTTAGGCCTGCCTACCTGCCCTCTAGACCCTGTAGTTTTAGCTTTAATATCAGACTTTTTAGGCCTACCCCTTTTTCTTTTACGGAGATTAACCTCTTTACGATCTGCAGCTTGTTGCTCTAGAGAGCTTTTGTTGTGATCTAGGGTGTCATCGCTAGACATTATCCTGTAATCCTTGTGTTGAACATTAGTTCGCACGAGTCCCTTGCCTAAGATGTAACAGAAGAAGGGATCTGTACGAACTAGTACTTACTAACTTACAGACAACTCTTGCTCTACTAAATACATCTTAGTATCTACATATTATTGTATCATACTTTTTACTAAAAGTCAAGCTCTTTTTTCACTATTTTTACCCTTTGTCCCGCCTCTTGGGTAAACACACGGTAAAACAAGGGGTTAACCTGTGCATAACTTATGCTTTTTTTACTGGGTTTTAGCTCAAATTGACCTCTTGCAAACATGGGTGGCACCCTTATGTCAACACTTGTCACAACACGGCCCCCCGCCCCTAAAGTTATCCACAGGTTTTACACAAGCAGGCCCGCTTTTGGTGCGCCTGTGGATAACTTCAGTAGCCTGTGGATAACTTGTGAGGTCAAGAGTGTGGGCTGAAGAAGTACCCTCACGCCCATCACATGCCACAACATTTGTCTACGTAAATATTCACACTCTGCTGCCTAGCACAGAAACTATAGGTGACGCAATAGTGTAGCACTGGTAATACTACACAACATTGGGCCTTGTGCTATCTGGGTCTTTTGATCCACTATATCTACATCGAAGCAACACACACAAACAAGGGGAACACCAAATGCAAGAATATGAATATTTCGGCATAACGATACAGCACTGGCCTGCAGACGATCTAGAGGCAGAATGCTTCAGGTACTCACTATGTGGCTGGATTTACGAAACGCCAACGCTGGATGAAGCAAGGAACGACATACGCGAAAACTGGAGACAGGATCGCACCTATTGGAAAAACTTTTAAGGGGAAAGAGATGTTTGTTTCATTATTTGTTCGGGCAGATAGCGCCTACAAAAAGCGCTCACAGTGGGACGCATACGACGCGAGTAGAGATGCTCTGTCATATTCAGATAACTACCCTGTAGTGTGTCACCCACCTTGTAGATCGTGGGGAAGAATGTCACACATGGCTCACAATGTAAGAGAAGGCGAAGCAGAATTGGCGTTGTTCTCTATTGATAAGATTAGACAGAACGGTGGCATCTTAGAGCATCCGTCTGGTTCCCGACTCTTTGGTAAATATGTGCCAGACGTAGGCGCTCACGACCAATACGGTGGCTTTACTATTGAGATAGACCAATATGACTTCGGGCATGTAGCGCACAAGCGGACAAAACTTTACATATGCGGGATTGACAAAGCAGATTTACCTGACCTGCCTCCGCGCGATTTAACGACTCACTATTGTGAGAAGGGTAAGCGCCGATCTATTGCGGGCAACGTCAAAGGCACGACCAGATGCACACAATATCAGCGGGAATATACACCGGAAAAACTTATAGACTTTTTTGAGCAGATCCTTACACTAATCAAAACAGAGGGATAGACAAATGCAATTAAGACCAATCGCTAGCAACATGACTGAACTTGTGACAGGTGGCTGTACTGTACTGTTTAGCTACGAAACACCAGTGGCTGCCTACACGCCAACACAGGGTTACGTTCGAACGTCTAAGAAGTGGAGCGTTACAACGTCACGCCACATTAACAAGTGGCTCGATGGGGTAACAGCCGAAGAAAGACCGCAAGAGTTTCTTGACTCACTGATAGAGGGGTAAACAGATGACACCTGCAGAATACTTAGCGCGCAAGCAATACGCATATTTTGACGACTTGCCACTGACTACTAATTTTTCACTACACGGCAACCAGTGGCGCAAGCGATCCAGTAGAACGGCTGAGATCATCACACCGGAACAATACAGAGGTTTTTGGGCATACTTTAGAAACAATGAATTGTGTTTAGTGGGGAGGCATACAGGGCTATGAAAACAAACTACCGAAGCGCGGTTGAACGCATCCGCAAAAGTAACACGATTGAGCAACTCGAAAAACTTGACGTTAGCTTAGAACGTCTGTACAAAATAGGTATATTCAGCTTGTCGCAGTTTGGCACACTGGATCTTATGGTGATGGACAAAAAGATAGCACTAGAGGGAGAAAGTTAAGTGACAAACATAACATTCTTTATCGTTTTCGGGGTCGTCTTTGGCCCCTTAACAATCTACATTATATACGAACTGTACGCACAATACCGAGATTTTGTAAGGGGAGACTTATGATTGACGCACTCACTTTAGAGGTAATAGAACTGTGGTTTTTGGGTGGATTAGTAATGATTTGCTGGCTGATATGGGAGGTTTGACAAATGACAAATAAAATTTATTGCGGTAATCTAGAGAACTTGGCGCGTCTCGCAGAGTATTTCACAAACATGGGTCTGACGTTTTACGCCAGCGCACCAGATGAAGAAGATCCATATCACGACGGCTACATAATCACGCTTACGGGAGCTTGTTAGATGAACATACGATACGGTAAACACCAAACAGAAACGCAAGTGGACTGCGATTGGGCGACACTGGACGTCACTATACACTGGACGCTAGACAAGGATGACTATCAGGATCTGCTGCAGGTTGACAAGATAACTGTGGGCGAAAAGGATTTGTACGAGGGCTGGAACGTGGAGTACTTTGAAGATATTATACGGGAGGAAGTCTTGTGGGGTGCAGAATTGTGAGTGCAGGAATGACATACAAAGAAATCGCAGAGGTGCTAGGAATTTCCCGCCAAAACGTGAGAATTATAGAAGCAAAAGCCTTGCGTAAACTTAGAAATTCTGGTAAGCTAGATGACTTCAAAGAACTCGCAGGCGATAGTTGGCGAGAACCTAGACACAACGGGAGGAATAAGGAATGGGAGAGCCTGACTTAGATTACGAAGCAATGCTCAGTGACTTAGCAGAGTGGGCACACTGGTCGTGCTGCATATACAACCAAGAAAGCGGTGAGTTGCACGAACACTATTCTTTTTATAGAGCATGGCCTTACGTCAAACTTAAGAGAGAATGGGAGAACTTTTTTGGCAGGGACTACAATCAATGAGTCGTTGCAGAGCGTGTGACGTTATCCTTGAAGGTAAAGAACTGTCAAAGACAGACTCGGAAGATAAACACGTTGATATGTGCACGAATTGTTATACTGCTGCAATCATTGCACATTGGGAACTAGATAATCTTGACGAGATAAGAGAGCTAGTAAATATTACACAAGATGATATATTGCAACTTCAAGACACTTACGATAATATCTACTTTAGTATTACTAAAGATTATTAACTATAGATTAATACAATACGTACTTACTTATGAATACTACAAAAGAAGCAACAATAGATGTCTATATTATATCCTCTGGTCTGCTAGATTGTGCAGTAGTAGGCGAGGAAGCCTGTAGAACGCTCTGTAAGCGATTTGAAAGCCTTGACCCTTGGCGCGGTATACCCTTCACTAAACGTGTCCCTATGACGCATACAGAGGCTCTCAGGACTATGCAAGAAATGAACGTAAAGAAAGCGTTAGAGACAGTAAAGCGTGAATCGAACAAATAATTTGCAATTACAGGAGGTACGTGGTATACTATTAGGGTACTCGTTGAGTACAGAACATTAACGAACGGAGATTATTCCACTATGTCAAGTCAAGTTATCGAAGGTATTGTAAACTTTAGCAACATAACTAAGCACGATGTGTATAACGGTCAGGACACTGGCGCTTTCTCACTGACGATTACTGTGTCAGAAGATGACGCGGCTGCATTGTCAGCGCAGGGTGTCAAGATCAAAGATTACGAGGGCAACAAGCAACGTAAGTTTAAGTCTAAGTACGACATCCGAATGCTAGATGCTGAAGGTAATCCGTATAGCGGCGAGGTTCCTTATAACTCCCGTGTGCGTCTGAAGTACAAATGTGGTCCTTCACATCCAGTGTACGGAACTTCAACCTACCTTGAAGCAGTCAAGGTGCTAGAAGAAGCGGAGATTTCTGAAGAAGCTACAGACTTTTGATGTCTGAGTCCGGTTACTCACACAAGGAAGAATGTCCGAAGTGTGGTAGCAGGAATAACGTGGCGGTCTACTCTAACGGTGGCCGCCATTGTTTTACCCCTGATTGTGGCTACCACGTACACGGTGAATCAGACGAGGAAGTTACCTTGACAGTACCTACGCAGCTAAAGATTGGCGGTGTAATATCAGAGATTACCGACAGGCGTTTGTCAAAGAAGACTGTAGAAAAATACCAAGTCACTGTTGATTACGCACCAGACGGTAAAATACAGAAGCATTACTATCCTTACTATCAGTTAGATACTGGCGAGCTTGTAGCAACCAAGTCTCGCATCGTTAAGACAAAAGATTTTATTTGCTCGGGAGACATGAGTAATGTTGGCCTGTTCGGACAAAAGCAGTGTCGCGGGATGGGAAAGTACATTACGATTACTGAAGGCGAACTAGACGCACTTGCTGTCTATGAAATGTTTGGTCAGAAGTACGATGTTGTGTCTCTACGTGCGGGTGCGAGCAGTGCAGCCAAAGAAATTAAGTCACAGCTAGAGTGGTTGGAGAACTACGAGAACGTCATCCTGTGCTTTGACCAAGACAAGGCAGGAGAAAAGGCAGTTGAACAGGTCAAGGATCTATTCAGTCCCAACAAGCTGAAGATATGCAAGCTGCCGTTGAAAGACGCTGGCGAAATGCTGGTTGCTAACAAGATACAAGAGTTTACCTACGCTTGGTGGGACTCCAAAGTGTATCGGCCTGATGGAATCGTTGCGGGCAATGATACTTGGGAAGCTCTCGTCAACAAGCGACAGGTACAGAGTACACCTTATCCTTGGGATGGCCTGAATGAACTTACAAGAGGACATAGACCCCACGAACTCGTCACTATCACAAGCGGTTCTGGTATGGGAAAATCCCAGTTTATCCGAGAACTTGAGTACGATTTGCTTCAGCGCACAGACACCAACATCGGTGTACTTGCATTGGAGGAGGACATCGCAACGACAGCTTTGGGAATTATGTCGGTGGCATCTTCTCGGAGACTCCATCTGGAGGAAGACTCACCTGTTGATGAGCTTAGACCTCATTGGGAAGCAACGATGGGGTCTGGACGTTACTTCCTGTTCGATCATTGGGGGTCAACGTCAGCCGATGAGCTTCTTTCAAGAGTACGGCACATGGCAAAGGCCTGCGACTGCCGATATATCATCCTCGACCACCTGTCAATCGTGGTTTCTTCTCAAGAGAACGGGGACGAACGGAAAGCTATAGACGAGATTATGACCAAGCTACGCACACTGGTGGCTGAGACAGGTATTACCTTGTTTCTTGTGTCACACTTGCGTCGAGGCTCTGGAACAGCACACGAGGACGGAGGCAGGATCAGCCTTCAGGACTTGCGTGGGTCACAGTCCATCGCACAGTTGTCTGACATCGTGATAGGCATGGAGAGAAACCAGCAGCACGAGGATGAAGAAACCCGAAACACTACGACAGGACGTATCCGCAAGAACCGCTACGCTGGAGAAACTGGCCCCGCCTGTTGGCTGCGGTACGACAAGCACACAGGGAGAATACACGAGTGTCCAAACCCGTCCCCACCAGAGACTGAGTTCTAAGTTTGCCAAGACACTATGCACTTAGGAAAGAAAAAAAAGAGTTCATACAGAAGCGCAAAATAGAACTCGGATGTTCTGTGTGCGGCTACAACGAAATACCAGAGGCACTAGAGTACGATCACGTAGACAGATCAAAGAAAAACTTTAAGATGGCACGAGCGCATTTGTATAGCTGGGACAAGATACATCAAGAGCTAGAAAATTGTATTATCCTGTGTGCAAACTGTCACCGTGAGAAAACAATCAAAGAAAAAGACTACATGGAATTAGACTTTGAAGAAATTGAAGACCCACAACTTAGTCTTTTGTGATATTGAAACGGACGGCCTCGACGCTACGGCTATATGGTGCGTGGTCTGTCGTAACAACGGCGAAAACGAGGTGCTATATAATGAAGAACAATTTAAAGAGTACTCAAGAAACAGGGAAGGCGCGTCTTGGGTTTTCCACAACGGAACTGGCTTCGATGTTCCTGTACTTGAGCGCCTATTTTCTTATAGTTTTGACAGCAGCTTGGTTGTGGATACGCTAGTACTTTCTCGCTTGGCTAACCCTAGCAAATCAGGGGGCCACTCTCTGCGAAATTGGGGAAACACTCTTGGCTTTTCTAAAGGGGCTCACAAGGATTGGTCG